CATGGGTGGCGCAGGCGGGCGCATGCCGGGCGGCAGCATGGGCACGCTTGGCTGGCCGGGGCTGGGCGTCTGCGCCACGGGTGGTGGAGGGGTCAGCAGGTTACCTGCTTGCTCGGCGTTGCGCAGGCGTGCAGCCTCTTGCGCACGGGATGTTTCCATCTGGTACGCCTGATATTCCATCGCCTGCTTGCGCTGGGCGGCCAGTTGCTTGTCAATGTCGGCTTGACGCGCGTACTCCATAGCGCCGAGAGCGCCTTGGGCCATGCCGGGTGCGAAGATTGGCATAATTTATCCGAGCCAGTTGGTGTCACTGCCAGTGGTGTACCCCTGCGTGTTAGCGCTGGTGTAGTTTGCGTAGGGGCTTTGCGATATTGGGGTGCCCTGATTGCCACCGCTGAAAATGTTGCTCCCGTACTGATTCCACAGGCCGGTACCAATCTGGCCGAACAGTTGCGCCTCTTGAGCGTTCTGCGCCGTCTGCGCGCTGTAGTTGGCCTGCTGTGCACCCTGACCAGCGTTCATGTAGGGAATGGCCTGAGACATTTGGTTGCCGTACATGCTCTGGAGCCCTGCCATCTGCGCTTGGTACTGGCCTGCGGCAGCTCCCGGCTGCTGGGCGGCATACTGCTGCGCCTGCATGGGCACAGAGCCCGACTGACCGTAATACCCGGCACTGGCCGCACCGGCCGCCAGCGCGGCGCTCTGGTCCTGCCCGTACATCTGGTTTGCTTGGCTCATCCCTTGGATACCTTGGGCTTGGCGCGCAAGCTGGGCGTTCTGCCAGTTAATGTCGAAGTTGCCCATTGCCTGAGCTTCCTCCATGCCACCCACAGCGCTGTTGCCAAGGCCTCGGGCCGCCTGACCGGCGCGCACTTGATCTTGGAGCGTTTGCTGCGTTTGCTGGAAAAGAGCGCTCTGCGGGTCCATCGCCGTCTGGTACATCTGCTGACCGGCCATTTGCGCCTGCTGGGCTTGTTGACCATAGCCTTGCATCTGCTGACCGGCAAGTTGACCGGCCTGACCGTACATCTGGCCTGCCTGCTGGGAGGCCTGCAAATAGGGCTGGTAGTTCATGCCCTCCATTTGCTGGAGCGACTGCTGGTAGTAGGGGCTGGTTTGCTGCTGTGTTTGATTGGCGAGGCCTTGCTCGGCACCAAACGCTTGCTGCCAGCCCGTGTCAGCCGCGCCAATGCCCGTGGGTACGTATTGCTGGCCGCCACCTGAGGCACCTCCACCGCTGCTGGAGCGGCTACCTCCACCACCCAATAAGCTGGGTAATACGGCCCCAGCTACACCGCCTGCTACTGCGCCCCATGTCATGGTTGCACCCCAATCTTTAAAAATTGCTCGTATTCCTCGTAGGACTTGGCAATTACCTCGTCCTCGATCTTCGCCAGATCAGTCTCGGCGGTCAAATGAATGGTCGTCCACACTGCGTCCGTTTCGGCCAATACGGCACGTTTTGTTCCCGGCTCAGACACCATTGTCAAAGGGCCGGTAAGACGTTCAACGCCTTGCGATTCAGTCAACACCAGCACCGTACCTGCTGACAAAATGTTAAGGTGCTTGTGCTTGTGAATTTTACCGACGATGCAAGTGCCTGCGGGGATGTTTATGGTACGGGCATACACACCGGGTGCAAAGACGTGCTGCAAAGGGCACTCAACCTCGGGAGTAGCACCCAATGCGTATTCAAGGCTGTAGAGCTTGTGGCGGACACTATCAGGCCCAAACTTTTCGGCTTCAAGAGCGGCCTTTTCGCACACGGCGATGCGAGCGTCACCTGTAGGCAAATCACCCTTGGTGAACTCCACAGCGGCGAGGCTATCCCCACGCAGGATGAGCGTTTCGCCCTTGCAAAATGTTTCGATTCTCATTTTTTGTGCTTTGCTTTGTAGGCAGGTAAGTCCTCGGAATGGAGCGACTTGACGCCGGGGATTTTGGCGATCTTGGCCGCCTCGGCGCGGCTCAGGAATTTGCTGTTGCCATCGGTGAAGCCTCGGGTGCCTTTGGCCCCAATCTCAACGTGGCGCATACCCGGCTTGGGAGCGGTGACCACACGGCCGGTTGCAGTTTTGATGGCGGGTTTCATTGGCTGTTCCCCTCGGCAATGGCCTTGTTCACCTGCCCGTGCTGCCAGCTTGTCACCCCTAGGATGGCACCCAGCATGAGGAATGCGGCCTCGGGCACGCTGGGCACCGGCATGTGGGCCAATGGCAGCACAAAGTAGATGCCGATTACGCACGCCACGGTAGCCAGTGACTCGATAGCGTGGTGGTTCTTTTGCAGCCAGCTATCGCCCCGCGCGTCAGCTTGGAGCGTGGTGTTGACCGATGTGACCACCTGAGCGGCGGCCTGCACCTGCGCCGTCTGGAGTTGCAGCCCGTATTGCGCGAGGTGGTCTTGGAGTTGGGCCTGAATGTCAGCCAGCTTCACCTTGTCGGCACCACTCACACCGGCCACGGCATCCTTGACGGCCTCGACCGTGCTGGAGCCAAGGCCCATCTTCCCAGCAATGAACTCGGCGGCCATACCGGCCAGCGGGTTTGCCACATCGAGCACCTTCAACAATACTTGGGTTGCGTCCATGATGCGCTCCTATGCCAGCGTGCCGCCAGCGGTTGTGTAAGCCAGTTGCAGGTCGGCCAAATGGTTCTCGTGCTGGGCGTATCCCGCGCCAGGTAGCGAGGCCCAAATGTGCGCGCACTTGGCAACTGCATCGGCAAAGTTGCCAGCGTTAATGTCGTCCAGAGCGTGGCACTCTTTGAGGTATTGCATCGCCACCTTGTCTTGCGAGTCCGGGCCAAAGTCGGGCAGCCCCAACATACGCTCGTAGTAAACCCAATAGCGGTGCAGGATTTGGTAGCGACCGGCAGCGGTGCTATTGCACTGCGCGTTGAGGATATTGGGGTGCTCGGCATAGGAGTCGAACAGGAGCGGCTTGGAGGCCGTAGCCCCCACCAGCACGTTGTAACCGTTGTCACTCACAGCTAGCAGGCCTGCGCCAATCTCGCTGTGTGCGATCATGTCGAGGAAGGCTTGTTCATTGGGGGTCATCGGGTCACCTATGAGAATTTGATATGGGCCGCAAACCACGCCACAAGCGCGCCAACGGTCGATGCGATACCGGCGAGCAACATGATGGTTTTCCAGCCCCCTTGGGCTTGCTGCATCATGTCACGCATGGTTTCAACCGTTAGTTTGAGTGTGTGCACGTCCTGCGTCAACTGTTCGACTTGTGCCTCCATTCGACCATAGTCACGGCGGTCAATTTGGTCATCACTCATTTATTTCTCCGATAGCGCTTTGTTAGTTACAAATCGCAGTGCCGAAGTTAGGTAAGAGATTTTTTTATCCGTCATGTCTGCTCCTAATTAATCGCCGGGCCTTGTGCCGAGAACCCATTCCAAGAAACACTAACATCACCACTAAGTTGGATACCATTAGTATAGACACCTGTTCCTGTGCCTTGTGCAGTACCTGTAAGTTGCAGTACGTTTCCGACAATGGCTGCTGAAACTGTAAACAACGTAATTAACGCTTGTCCAGCATTTCCTGCAATTGGTGTTGATAATGTTGTAACAGGAGTGCCAATAGTGTACGTTCCAGTTTTGGTAGAAACAAGATCAATATAAGCCGTAACTCTAGCAACACATGGAGCATCAGATTGTGTATCAACTCCGTAGGTAGTTAAGATGCCATCCACTTTAACCGAAACAAACCCTGCATTATTTCCAGAAACCACAGCAGGTAATGGCAAATAATAAAAGATTACTCCACCAGCTACGTTAATCGGAGTTCCAATATTTAATGAATTTTTAGCTGTGTTATACCCATAATAAATATCTACCTGATCTGTCGTGTAATTAGTATTGATTACACCCGGCACAAGAGCCGCTGGAAATCCTCTAATTCCCCCATACAAATTTAAATTACAGTTTTTTACAATACCCGTACCTAAAACTATATTTCTTCGCGCAGTTCCTGCATCTCCATTAATAAGTTTAATATCACAGTCAATCAGAGTGTGGTTAACTAAACCAATCATATAATCGTTTGTGGTTGCACCATTAGCAGCAACAAACACATTAACATTCATAGCTTGGACAGTGTTACCCATAGCCATATATCGAACAAATGTTTCAATTAGCCCCGTATGTTGAATAGTAAAACAAGGTGAGCTAGAACCCGTTTCAATTGCCCACACGTTCGTACCTGTTGTATCACTATCCCAAGGAGATAAACTACTTGTCATGTGGACGTTTGGCATAGACAGAGAGTTAACCCCATCCATAAACAATGCAGGACACCAATAATTCCACGCTTGCAATGTCGTCTTTCCACCAAAAGAAAGCATTCCAAACGATACCGAAGTAACAGAAACAGCTACATAGGAGGTTATTGTGACCCCGTGAAAGGCTCCAATACGAGTAAGCATTAAAGGAGTATTGGTTGCAAAATAACCGTTGATGTAACTGTTATCTTCACCTTCTGCATTAAATACACCTATGGTTCCAAAACCATTGTTAGCAGTATGAATACTTTGAAGCTCACAAGTAACATCTTCAATTCGCAAGAAATGGCAATAATTAACTTGAAGCCCACGAGCGATCTGCCAGCCAATAATGCTTGGTGTTGCCCCTACTGAAACAACATAAAAATCCCTAAAAGTAAGAAAGTTTGAACCAATACAGTCAAACAACCTACTTCCCGTTTGAGCGTTAAATACCGTGCCTTGGCCTGTTCCTATCAAATGAATGTACGCTCTGCTGGTAGAGTTATCAGAAGTTAAATTGATAGCAGTTTTAAATAGATAGGTTCCAGCAGGAAAAAATATCTCTCCACCACTTTTTGTGGCTAAATAGTCAATTGCCGTTTGAAGTGCAGAAGACAAATCAAGCGACCCTGTACGAGTCAACACTTGGGTAACTTGTGCTGCTGTCATAAAGTCCAGCACACTCACACTCTCCCGCAGCTTGGCTTGGACTGTGGTAGGGACGGAGCCTGTGCCTGCTGGGGTGTAGACGGCCGATGTTGCAGCTGTTGTCGGACTCAAAAAGTCGGTACCGTCTGTGGCCCCGATGGTGCCCCCAAAGCCGTCACCCTTGAGCATCAGCGTGCCGACTGTGGCTGGGCAAGCATTGCCATTAGTTTGAGCTTGAATCCAAGAAAACAGGCTCATGACGACTGTTGCGTCCTCGACCTGACCATTGGCGATAGTGGCCGGGAATGTTCCGATGATTGACATATTAAGCCTGCTGTAATGTGTAGCCCGTCTTTTGCGCGCGAGCAAAGAACGTGCCAATTGAAATACTCGGGCCTGCCGGACAGGACACCTCGATTGCCATTTTATTGAACACCAACGGAATGGGCCAACTGATTTTGTAAGTGTACGGCTGGTTGCGTGAGCCGCGCCAGCGTGAGCCGTCACCCCAAGTATTTGCGCCCCACACCCCACCGCTTTGAGCCGTTGTGATCGACGTTGAGATGATGTAGTTGGCTTGATCATCATAGACTGTTATGCCATAAGTGGCCGATGGGCCGACTGATGACAACTCGATGGTGGACTCCACAACCTGCTTCATTGCCATCTCGTCATGCTTTGGCAAATCTGCGCTCACCATGTCAATGTTAAACTGGAGGCCATTGTCGGTGTAGACCGTTCCGGTAATGGGAAATGGGTTTGATGCAAACAGTTTTGCACCTGACCCGGTACCGCTGACAATGAAATAATTTCCCGCTGACGATACGCAGTCGTAATTGAAAGTGTGAGGGCCATTCCATCGCAACTTGCGAGTGTCAAACCAGTAGTCGTAAAGGCCGGTGACCCCATCAATAATGGTCGGCATACAGATGCGATAAATGTTGCCTGCAAATGCACCCGCCACGCGCGTTGGGATGGTAACGTAGCCGAATGGCTGGCGTAGGTGAGGGGTTGAGCCCGGACCAGCCATATCGCCGGTCACAGGCACCACGGCACCCATTGCCGTTACAACATAGGCTGCGTCAGGGCCTGCGAAAAACGTGCCGAGGGGTGATGGGCAAATTGAGCGTGGGCAGGCCGAGCCGATGTTGAGGGATAGGTAGTTTAGTGCCAGTGAGCCGGTCACAGCGGCGTCCCCTGTCACCTGCCAGATTTGGGTAGTCTTGAAGGCCAGCAAGGCGCTTATAACACCCCCGCTGGTTGTCTGCACCGGCAAGCCTGACAAGGCAACTATGGGAGAATTGTCGCCCAGCGTTAGTGATTGCCCCGCGTTGGTCGCCGTGGTCGGCAAAAGCACGTCACTGTAGTACGCTGCATTACCGCACACAAAGTACGCACGGTTGTTCAAATTAGCAACTGCGGTCGGTACGCTTGGCAAAGCATGAGTCGCCAGGTTCGTAGTGCTGTAGGTCATAGTGCTCAAATTTATGAGCCCAAAGAATTTAGTGCCAGTTCCTGCGTAGCCGGGGTGCGTGATGACCAAATATGTTCCAACGACTGCCAATGTTGGCGGTACCCACGGGCCACTGGTTGACGGGCTCGCTGGTCGGCCCTCGGAATTACCTGCTGTGACCCCACTGATTGCGACAAAGCTAGAGGTACTCAAGTCGTAGCAAAAAGGTTGATCTACACCGGCTGTAAGCCCTGTGGCAACCATCCCGTAGATGCGAGTTCCAATGGTGGTTTGAACGCTGATAAAGCCGGGAGTGGTGAATCCTGCAAATGAGGTTAGGGCACCATCCACGCCGGGGCGCGCAATTACCAACTCGGGGTTGGACTGGTCAAATACGAGATTTTGGAGCTTGCGGCAGGCTCCGGGGAATGTATCAGTCGAGTCAAATGCGTCCGCCAATCCCTTCGCAGTGAATCGCAGTACGGCACTCTCGGGAATTGGCATTGGGCACCTTTAATACGGTTCGACTTTGGTTGGTCTGAGTGACCCGCCGACGCGGAAACGCCGGGGGTCGAGTTGCACCTCTTTGACCACTTGCTGCTCATCCCCCTCCATGACGAGGTGGACGCCAATCATTTTCTCACAGATTTGTTCAAACCGGTCATAGCGCGTGTCGTCGGTGATACGCATCATGCGCGTGGCCGTAGCCTGAATGAGATAGTCCTGATCGTTGAACCACGGCACCGTCGAGCTTGTCTCGGGGGTGGTAATGTCGGCGCGCTGCACAAAGTAGCGGTGCTGGAGCGTGAGGCCCGTATTGGACTGCGGGTAGATGTAGAGCAAGCCGGACGGCGTATTGGGGCTCAGGGCCTCAGGAGACAGGTCGCTTGCCCACTCGTAGGGGTAGTTGCTGGTCGTGCTTTTGTTGGGCTCGGAGTCGAACTGCTTGCGGTTGGATGGTTGGAGGAAATACGGCTGGTCATTGATGTAGTACATCAACTCGTAGGTACGCAGGTAATCGGCCTCAAGGGCAAATGGCCCATTGGTGTTGGCGGTCACAGGGATGGTCGTGCTGACCAGATTGACCTTGAGGTTGCGATGCAGCACCAAGTCCGAGAGGACGAGATTGAGTGCCCGTCCGCCCTGACTTGTGAAGCCGGGACACTTGGCAATTGCCAAAGCGTCCGCGACTATCTGTGCTGCTGTGAGTGCCATTTATTTTCCAACTGCGGCACGGGCCGCTGCGATCTTGCTACGGCCAACTTCAATGTCGTCAGCGTGCTTTTTCACGTTAATGTCCATCACATCGAGCGCTTGCTTTTCCTGAGTGGACACCTTGCCGCCTTGGGCCTTCTTTTGCAAGAGGACCGCGTAGTGCTGCTTGATTTCGTCAAGGCGCTTGATGCTGTTCTCCAGCACGATTTCAAGCTCGGGAATCTCGGCACGGGTGCGCTGGCGGTCAATGGCATCGTGCAGGAGGTCCACACGCTGGTTCACGGACTCGATGGACTCACCCTCGTACAGGTAGCCCGAAAAGGTCACCTGCTTGCCTTGGGGAAGCGTGGCTTGGATGGTGAAGTTGCCAGTGACGGCAACACCGTGAAGGGGGGATTCGGCGGGGGCCGGGTGTTTATCGGTCATTTTTGACTCTCAGGTTACGGGTGGTTAATGCCGTGCACGGGCTGCGGCGGCGGGGCTCATGAGGTGCTTGGCCGTGGGTTTACGGTAAGCGTTCTCATTCTCGGAGTGGATTGACTTTTCGTGGTCCCAGCACCTGGCGACACGCGACTTTAAATCCACCAATGTGGCTTGGTCCACCTCGTAGGTTTGACCGTGGTAATAGGCAATCCCGTTGGTCATCAGGTTGGTGCCTGCGCCAGCGGGAATGTCAATGGTGTAGTAGAACGTGGGAAACTCCACATCCTTGAATTTCTGCTTGCGCTCATCCTTTTCGCCGGGATTGAGGCAGACGTTGATGGTGACTGTGTTGCCGGTGGGTTGCTCCTCGGCGCTGCCCATGAAGCTCGACGCGGCAGCAATGCTGGTCGCCATCTCTTGAGCTTCGGTCTTAGCAATCTCGGCCTCGGCCAGCTTGGCCTTCAACTCGGCAATCTGCGCGAGCAAGTCTTTTTCAGCGGTAGCCATTATTGGCCTCCAAACACGGTGGTAACGGTGACCGGATGGTCGGCGGATGGTCGGCCAAAAGACCGACGCTCAACGGCGTGGATGACGTTCTCGGCAGCCGTAACGACTTCCTGAGCGGCTTCCACAGCCTCGGATTCAAGCTGGTCGAGCAAGCTCTCGGCCGGTGCCTCAGGCGCAGGGTCGGGCGTGGTTGGCTCCACTGGAGCGGCCGGTGCCTCAGTCTCAGGCGCAGGGGTTTGAGCTTGTTCGTCCATCTTGATTCTCCTAAAAAGGGGTGGGAGCCATCAGACCCCCACCAAAGGCCCCGAATTATTCTGAGGCGGTACCGGCAGTGTAGGTCGCACTGAATGCGCTACCGGACTCGGTACGAGCCATGTAAGCGTTATTCAGAATGATCGTACCGTACATCATCTTCCAGCTAACCACACGAGTTTGGTTCATGGGGTCAGACTTGTCAGCTTGACTCAGATAGTTGTACTCCACGTCATCGAGCACCACTTGGCCGTAGGCGTCGGTGCCAAAGAAGAACGTGGGGAACACGGTCACGCCGGTCGCAGGGGCTGCGGGAGGCGTTTGCGATGCGCCGATACCGGTCACCACAACGGTTGCGCCAGAGGCCAACTGAGTCGCGTTGCCAGCCAGAGGGCCGGTAGCGGGACCAGAGGCGGACAGGCCCAAGTTGGTCGGGGCAGCCGAGGTACCAACGTACACGTTGAACACGTAGCCTGCCAGAGTTGGCATCGTCAAGCTGATAGAGCCGGTGGGGCCTGTCACAGAGATGGATGCGGACACCTGATAGATGCGCTGCTCAACGGAGGTCGCGGCCGGAGCGCCGGTCACCTGCACGTAGTAGGTACCAGTCGCCAGTGCACCACCGGTTGTGGAGGCTGCACCGTTGATCTGAGCCACGCCAGTCCAGTACGGAATCATGTTGGACTTGCAGAAGCGCGCACCGCCCCACTCGCCAAGGTCGTTGTTATACAGGCGGTTCAAATCGCTGTAGGACCATGCCGTGGCGATGGTGCTGTTCTGACGCAAATCTTGCGCAACCAGAGGGTGCACGAGAGACACGTAGTGAGGCATCACATTGGGGGCCTTGGACTTGGTGCTGGAGGTGAAGCGGGTTGTGGAATCCGCGTCGAGCTTCATTGCGATGGCGTCGTCACCATTGAAGGTGGGGGCACCAAAGGTTTCCAGCGCGCCGACGATCTTGCCGATTTCGATGGGGCTCATCACATCGGTTGCAATCAGGGACGCACGGTTGGCCTTGCTGTTTGCGTAGTTCACCTGCGTGCCGGTCAACAAGATGTTGAACACGTTGCGCTCGATGGTTTCCGGCTGCTGGATACCAATCAGGCGGATGGCCTGTTTAAACAGGGGGTGCTTGATGGTCATGTCGGCAACGTCAGTCACGCGGACCAAATCCCCCCACTGCTGGGCAGTAGCGGAAACCTGTGCAATCGTGATGGACTCACCTGAGGCTGCAACGCCTTCGGACAGGGGCGCAAACGGCAGGGGTAAACGCTCATAACGTGTTGCGATGTACTGCACGCCCGATTGCTTTTCCAGTTTCAGCGGCTGGCCGAATTGGTAGGCAACAAGCTGGCGCTGGGCAATGCGCAACACTTCCTCGCGGATGTGAAGCTCAATGTCGTTGGCGATGGTTTGACCAGACGAGCCAGGGCTGTAGTTGGTCAGACCGGGGGACAGGTAGCTGCCAAATGCGCTGGCGATACCGGACAGGATGCCCATGAGGGCGAAGTAAACAGTTTTCATGGCGTAACTCCTAGATGCGAACATTTTCAAGCCGCTTCGCACGCTTTTCATGCTCGCTCATGCGTCCGCTTCCGGAGGAAGGAACGTCTGACCGGGCCGAGGCGCGCGGGGCGGCAGCGGGTTTTGTACCTCCGCTCTTGCTAGGCTTCAATTTTCCCGAGAGCATGTCCTCACCCACCAATATCGCCAGCAATTTCTCGCGTGGCGCATTGGCACCTCGGCTACGCATGTCCTTGAGCATGTCCTCCACACGGTCCTTGTACGCCGCGTACAGCTTCGGCTTTGTGGAAGCCACGGCTGCAAACGATGTTTTGTCGGCCAAGTCCTCGGCACGCTGGAGGGCGTTCTGAGAGTTGGTGTTCGCGGAACGTGCGGCCCGGTTGGCTTGAATGGCATATTTCTGCCAGTCGGTCGCCTCGGGGTTGCGCAAAGTCTCCTCCTCTTGCTGCCAAAGAACTTGGTCGGCAGAGGGTGTAGCTGGCTGCTGGGGTGCACGGCGTGATAAGGCTAGTTCTGCACGAGCTTCTGCAAGCTCCCGCTCGGCTGCCTGAGCACGGGTACGGGCGTCAATGATTGCCTTCTGAGCCCGGCTAATACGCGGCGCAGGGGCTGGCTCATCGTCGTCAGGGGGCGGTGTGTCGTCGTCATCGTCCGGAGGGGGCGTGTCGTCATCGTCGTCAGGCGGGGTATCGTCGTCAGGCGGGGGCGTATCATCGTCCGGAGCAAAGTCGTCATCGACCGCAGGGGAAAAATATGCCTTCAACAAAAGCAAAAAGTACCACAATTTCATCTCTATCTCCTAGTTGGTTACGCCAACAGTGCGTCAGTGTTAGCCCTTAACGGGGGCTGTGCGAAAAATTTATTATGCACCAATTTTTGACGGCGCAAGTAATTTTGTGGATGCGTGGTCGAGCCCTTGCTCTCATCGCGCAAAAACCAAAGAAGCTCAGGCCCAAAGCCACACCTGGCGACGTAGGCGTCGGCGCGGTATTCCTGCCAATGGCAAAGCCACTTTATGAGAAATGGGCACAGCAGCGCGAGCGCACGCCATTCGGTGTGGTGGCCCTCACAGTGGGCAAATTCATGCGCCAGCACAGCCATCTTCACGCGCGGCGGCAAGTCGGTGAACTTGGTGCCCACGTAGATGCGCTTGTGCCAAAACCATGACACGGAACGAGCCGTGATTGGCTCGCCCGTTTGGACTACTTTCGCATTCACATTTGAGGCGTTGCGTCAATTGGCGCATACACCGGGATAGCCGTCACTACCGGGATTTGCACTGGCTGACCGGGTGGGTCAGTCGGCACAGTCGGAAACGCCGCGTAGGTCGGTATTGCAGGTGGAGTCAGCGTGAAAGCCATGATTATGCGCTCATGATGGCCGTGACGGTCGAGTACATGCCGGTGATGGTAATCAGGGGCGAGTACGTGGCCGGTGCAACCGCGTTGCTGGCATTCAGGGTGGCGGCAGTGGCGGTCCAAGCGGCGGCCGACACGGGGGCTGCGATCACGAACGAGGTAGCCGAGGTCACCTTGTTGATGGGGTACCAGCCAGCAGGCAGGGTACCAGCGGACACGCCCAAATAGATCAACTGGCCTACGGTCGGGACGATGGCATTGGTGCCAAGCGCCACGGTGTAGTTGTTGGTCGAACCCACCTGCGTCAGGGAGCTGAAGGTCGAGCCTGCGGTCAGGGCGATACCTTGTGTGGAAAACACCTGCGTGATCTGGCCGAGGTAGTTGCGCTTGGCGGCGGCCAGCACGGCGGTGGTACCAGCCAGTGTCA